AGAGTATTGTTGTTCCCCTCGCAATCCTTCCATAAGTTCTTCTACATGGTCACCTGTTTGAAAACCTTGCCAACCAGCACCTTCTCCCATCCTAGGATGAGTATTTCTAGTAATACCTCTGGGGTCTACTGGACGAGGATGTGTAGGCATAGCGGCACCTGGCATACCTCTGCCTGGAGGATGTGGTAAAGATGGTCTACTTTCCTCTTGTGGCATGCCAAACTCTTCTGGGTTATTTCTCTGAGCTTCATCAAACCAAGCTTGGTATTCTTCTAAGTTCTTAAAACCCATTTGTTCCC